TATGCCTCCTCCGGGCATGATGCCACGTAAGTCGGGTGGTCGCACGACTTATCCAATCGATTCGGGCGCTGGCGGCGGAGAAGCTCGCCTCGAAAAGATCAAGGCCTACGGGCTCACGCCTCCACGCAAGAAATAAATTTCTCGGGCGTCTCTCCATGCCCGATGAGAGGAGGACCGGGCGCTCCCCTCTGGGTGCTCGGTCCAGCCACTGAAAGGAACAATTTGTGCTAACAACAAAAGATCGGCTCGTTTATGAGCTGAGGCTGATGATAAAACAAGATTATGAACAGTTGCGCGACAATATCGCAGCAGGGTCTGCTCAAAATTTTGATCAATATCAAAGGCAAGTTGGAAAGATTCAAGGGCTGAGTGCAGCTCTCGAATACATTGACGAGGCTGAGGCCATCGCCAATGGAGTTAAAAACAGAGGGGAATAAAAATATGCCAGCAATGTCCATGTTTCACGAGAGAGATCCTCGTGAGCTGTTGCTCGAGAAAATCGGTTCAGTCGAAGATTTCGAGCTTTTCAACAATCAGGTTCTGATTGCGCTTTACATTCGTCCAACGAAAACCAAAAGCGGAATCCACCTGACTGATAAAACCGTCGACGAAGATATCTACCAAAGCAAAGTTGGCCTCGTTATGAAGCTCGGCCCAACAGCTTTTCAGGATGATTCGGGCGAATGGTTCAAAAATGTCACCATAAAAGGGGGCGACTGGATTGTTTCGCGCCCTTCGGATGGTTGGACAATCACCATAAACAACGTACCATGCCGGATCTTGAGCGATGTAAACGTACGCGGACGCATCCAAGATGTTGATCAGGTGTGGTGATGGAGCAACAAATGTCGGATACAGAAGACGAACACCTCGAGATCGAACTCGAGCCGTTGGAAAGTGAAAAACCAGCGGAAGAAATAAAGGTTGAGAAGGCTGAAGAGCCTGAAAAACCGATGAAACAAGAAATTTCAGCAGATGAAGGTATTCGCGAGCTGAAATTTAAACTCGAAGAAGAGCGTCTCGCTCGCCTTGAAGCCGAAAAACGGGTGAAACAGGCATCGGAACAGGCTTCTTTGGCAAAAAGTGAGGTCGATGACACGAATCTAAAGCTCATCGACAACGCAATCGATACGGTGAAGAACAATCAGCTCTCGTTGAAACGCTCTTATGCCGATGCACTTGCGCGTGGCGACCATGAAGAGGCCGCTGACATTCAAGTGCAAATGTCCGAAATCGCAATGCAGAAAATGCAGCTCGAAAACGGCAAAACAGCTTATCAGAACCGCATGGAACAGGCAAAATTTGTTCCCCAAGTTCAAAATGATCCTGTTGAATCGTTGGCGGCTCAGCTTTCTCCGCGCTCGGCGGATTGGGTTCGCGCCCATCCGGAATATGCAACCAATCCTCGTCTTTATCAAAAGATGATTGCGGCGCATAATCTTGCGATGGCTGATGGACTCGAGGCAGATTCCGACGATTACTTCAATACAATCGAAGATACGTTGAAAATTGCACCCCGCCAAGCCGTTCAGCAGGATGAATCCGCGCTTTCGGCTGCTTCCGCACCAACCTCTCGCCGCTCGGCTCCTCCGGCTGCGCCTGTTTCGCGTTCTCCAACCACCAACTCCGGCACTCGGCCGAATGTTGTCCGGTTGAATTCGCAAGAACGTGAAATAGCAAGCATGATGGGCATGACTGATCAGGAATATGCCAGAAATAAGATGGCCCTGATCAAAGAAGGCAAACTTAACTGATTGGATGAACAATGACAAAAGCTACTGAAACTATCGCTCGTCGCGAAATGCGCCCACCCGTCCGTGCGGACGACCCACGGGCACTTGCTGCAAAACGTGCAGCAGAAATCCGCAACAACTCTTCGGATCTCGACGATGGGATCGATGAATTTGCGACTCCACCCGCTCCCGATGGCTGGACATATGAATGGAAACGCAAGTCATCCATGAATATGGAAGATGTTTCCCACATGAACCATGTTCGGCGCACAGGCTGGACGGCTGTTCCGGTTGAACGCCACCCAGAAATGATGCAAGTTGGCGCAGAAGGCTCCATCGAGCGCAAAGGCATGCTTCTCATGGAGCGTCCAGAAGAAATTACCCTCGATGCAAAAGCGAGAGAACTTCGCGATGCGCGTCAGCAGGTTAACATCAAGTCTGGACAAATGGATCCAAAGGGTAAAGGCGGTTTATTGAATCGTCAAGACTCGCAAGTTGCTCCAAAGATCTCGAAAAGCTACGATTTCGCGATTCCGGAAGAATAAGATCGAACAGGGGCCGAGAAATCTTTCATCGGCCCCTTTTCTTTCTGCAAATATCAGGCATACTGTTCGACATTCTTCCCCCGGTGTGGAAGATAAACCTTTTTCCGTTTCTTAGTCGCCCCGGTGTGCGATGATGGAACTCTCTGAGAGGAGAACCCGTCATGGCCAATACTTTTGCGCCCAGCGGCTTTCTACAATATCAGGGTGGTGCAGGCGGCGCTCCGACGTTCGCGCAATCCGCTCGTCGTATTGCTTCGGGCAACACGACTCCAATTTTCACTGGCGACCCTGTTCAGCCTGTGACTTCAACCGCCAACGGCTACATCACCCAAGCTACCGCAGGTGGCTCGGTGCAGCTCGCTGGTATTTTCGTCGGCTGCCGTTATTTGGCTACGGCGCTTAACCGTGTTGTCTGGTCGGCTTATTGGCCGGGTTCGGGCGCAACGGGTGACGTAGAAGCCTATGTTATTGATGATCCAAACGCACGTTTCATTGTTCAGTCCTCTGGCTCGGGCTTCCCAGTCACCGGAACTGCAACATCGCAAACCTCTGGTGTTCAGGGTCAGCTTGTCACGTTCGCTTATTCGACCACGGGCGCAACGTCGGGCAACTCGACAGGCGGCAACAACAGCACGGGCCGCTCGACGGCTTATGTCAATGCTACCGCAACCACCAACACCTCGCCATTCATCATCGTCGACTACGCCGTGGGTATCGGCAACGGCGGCGACTTAACCACTCAGTACTGCAACTTGATTGTCGGCTTCAACAACGAAGTCTGGCGTTCAAACTCTGCTGTAACTGGTATCTCGTAAGGAGTGAAGTGTCATGGCTGTTAATCTTAGTCAGATCAAAGACCTTCTCCTCCCCGGCTTACGTGGTGTCGAAGGCAAGTATGAGCAGATCCCGTCGCAATACGACAAGATCTTCACGAAACATGATTCGAAGATGGCCCTCGAACGTACCGCTGAAATGCGTTACCTCGGCTACGCCCAGCTCAAGACCGAAGGTGGCCAGACCGCTTTCGATTCGGGCGCTGGCGAACGCTTCGTCTACAATCAGGAACACACGGAAATCGGTCTCGGTTACGCGATTACCCGCAAGGCAATCGACGACAACCTTTACAAGACCCAATTCCAGCCTTCCAACCTTGGCCTCGTGGAATCTTTCCACCAGACGAAGGAAATCTACGGTGCGAATATTCTGAACACGGCGCAAACCTACAACGCTGCAATCGGCGGTGACGGTGTTGCACTTTGCTCGACGGCGCATCCAATCGACGGTGGCTCGATTGCGAACACCCCAACGACTCAGGTTGACCTCAACGAAGCAACGCTGCTGAATGCGATGATCGCAATCCGTACGAACTTCCGCGATCAGGCTGGTCTAAAGATCTTCGCACGTGGCCGCAAGCTCGTCATCCCACCAGCTCTCGAGCCAGTGGCCATCCGCCTCCTCAAGACGGAACTCCGTCCGGGTACGGCAGACAACGATGTCAACGCAATCATGACCACTGCAGGTGGCTTGAGCGAAGGTTACATGGTCAACGACTTCTTGACCTCGTCCTACGCTTGGTTCCTGCTCACGAACATTGATGGTCTCGCTTATATGGAGCGCATCAAGTTCGAAACGGACATGCAGGTTGACTTTGTTACGGACAACTTGCTCGTGAAGGGTTATGAGCGTTATTCGTTTGGCTATTACAACTGGCGTTCGATTTACGGCTCGTTCCCAACCTCGTAAGGAGAAGGCACTATGGCTGATACCGCATTCTCCGGTCCACTGATTGTATTTGGGCAAAACCCAACTCAACCTTCGGATTACAACCCAGATCTAGGCTCCTCGCTGTTTTATGCGGGGGGCGGCATCCTTGATCCACGCGCTCCTTTTACTTACCTCCCAGGTGAGTCGCAGGCAGCTCAGGATTTTGGATGGTATGGCTTCAGTGACATTGTTTCGTTCACTGGCGTTCCATATTCAAACGCAGCGGCAGCCATTGTGGCTTCTGCAAACGCAACGAGTGCAAATCTTACGCTCGTTTCTACTAACTCCGCGACCACTGGCGTTTATTATTCGACCACGTTTACGCGTTCGGATACTGGCGCTACGGATACGGTTCTTGCACTTGATGCTTATGCTTCAGTCACCGCTTCGGCAACGAACGGCATTCTGACGGTTACGGCAAACAGCGGCATGCCAATCGGACCCGGCATGGTTCTTCTCTCGTCGTCTACGGCGGTAACGGGTGGAACTCTTGGTGCAACTTCTGGCGTCTATATCAATTCTCAGATTACGACGACGGGGACTTCATCAACGGTTGGTAACGGACAAACTGGTACTTATCAGCTTAGTCAGAACGTAACTTTCACG